AAATGACTTTAAATTAAAAGGTTCATTTTTATAGAAGACCGCCCAAATGGCTTCAGCTTCTAAAACTTGTTCAGCTTTATAAGTTTTTTTATTTGTGTACTCTAATAGTACTTTAGGTTTTGGTCGACTCATTATATGCATACCTCAGTAATATACGCATATATTTATCCTTATTTAGGAAGTTCAAACCCACCACCGTCCATCTCTACAGATACAATTTCAGTATCTACACTACGTTTAAGAGCATTAAACATGATTTCGTAGTCTTGATTTATTTTATCCATCATTTCAGCAAGTGCTAAACTAAGCATCCTAGCCTGTGGTAAAGACATTTTAACTTCTTTACTTTGAGATTGTTCTGCGCTTCTAACCTGCTGTACAAATTGTGTAATAGGACTTAGATTAATCTGATTTTGCATTTGACAGTACCTGTTTCATTTCAATTTCTGATTTAAATGGACCTTTGTATGGATACCGCTCAACAGTAATTGCTTTGGGACAAAAACTTTTAACCCAGCCTTTATCAAATTTGATTACATAGTAGCCGGCACAATACAAACTTTTACTAGCGTTTGATTTAGTAAACAACGGCAGTTTACGTCTTACATCATACATGCTGTTGTACGGATTACAGCTGGTTGGATAATTGTGACATTCGTGAGGAGCAGAATGTGTTACTTTAACTTTGGTGCTAGTTAAAAAAAACTCTTCTCCAAACTGTTTAGTTAGGTCTTGTTTTTTATTAAACATAACTTCACCCTTAGTGCTACTTAAAACAAATTTATTGTTTTCTTTTTTATGTAGGGTAGCAATCTTAGTACCGTCTTGTTCTACAATCCAAAATTTACCATCTACAATAGGCTTTGCGTGTATCTCTGTCATTTTTTAAACCATCCTTTAATTGTTTGTAACAAATTATAATATCTAAAATGATAATTTGTTAGCACGGGTTGATGATGCGGACACCGACCTTGCCGCCAGTCGCAATCTGCTTTAATTTCTTTGTAACAAACTGCACATTTTTGTCTCATTTGCTTTCCTCTGTAAGTTTACGCCACGTAACTGCTTGTTCAGAAAATCTTGCCTGAAATGGTTCCGCATATGATTGTATATTATCGGCAATCTTTTTCATATCGTAACTATTACAGAACTTTAGCATACGTATACCTACTTGCGTAATGTCTTTAGGAACAGCATACGTATCGATAGTTTCTTTAATTAATGCTTTAATGTTGTCCGGTTGTGCTGTTAAATCACATAACTGTACATTACGTTGATAGTCTTCTAGTACACGATGTTCTTGTCCATTGTGGTCGGACCATCTCTGCAACATGAGATTGTTCCACGCATATCCTTTGCTAGTACGATCCTCAAATGCTTCAGTAAGTCCAACTTTATTCTTTGTACCTTTAACCCGCACTCCTGGATACGCACTAAAGACATTGTCACTAGTGTCGCCACGCATACATTTTTCAAACAATAGCCATTCTGGATTTGGAACTTCTTTAGGCTCTTTTGTCTTTTTATCTATAACAAGTTTACCTTTTTTATCAAATATGCCATTAATAGTGTGAGTCTCTTCAGCAACACCGTTATACTGTTTTACATTGCTTGCTAGTAGTTGATAAAAGTCTCTATCAGTGCTAATGATCACATGCTCTGCCATCGGGTGAGCTTGTATAAAGCCCGCAATCAAATCATCAGCTTCTAATTGATTATGCTGGAGTACAGTACAGTTAGTTTTTTCTGTAATAAAATTCTTAAACTCATCAAAGGCTTCCCAAAAGATCTTTTCTTCTTCTGCTTCTTTTACTGTATGTGCAGCACGAGCTTCTGCCCGATTAGCTTTATACGGGGCATAAAAGTCCTTACGCCAGCTACGACCTTCGAGGCAGAATACTACATGAGTACCACCAAAATCTTGCCATGCTTTTTTAATACTGTTAAAGGTAATATGAAAAGCCATGCCAAGTTTAATCTCAGCATTGCCTTGTACTACGTGTCTAGCACGAAAAAATGTGTTAGCAGTATCAACTAAAATATATGTCATTCTATTTGTGCTCTATTATTACCAAGTCTTGTTACATTAACATAACCGGCAGTTCTATCTTTAGATTCCATGCCTTCACCTTGAATCATAGAACTATACAAATCTCTAAACCACCGATCTACAATTTGTTCATCTGGATCGCCGTCAAAACCGTATCCAGCTTGTTTCAATTGTACTATAAACAAGTCATTCCAGTCAAGCTCAAAAAAGCCATTTCTTGGATTATCTTTATTAACTTTAGTATCTAAGACACTAACCCACGGCTCTCCACGAGCTGTAGCACGTTCTTTTGGCAACATCTTAGCAATAAGTTCTTCTTCTTTAGCTTTAGTAGTTTCTAACTGTGCTTGTTCTTTTTCGGCAAGTAATTTATCAATGCCAAATAGTTTTCTAATAAATTGTTTCATTAAGTTCCCCACTCATTTTTAAATAGTGGCACTTGTAGTCTGTCACTATATCGTAAGCCATGTTTCATAGCCAATAATGCTACATTTTTATTATTCATTGCGTAGACACTTTCTACCCCGCCTACTGGCATTAGATAAACATGTCCTTTAAAGCCAGCTTTTCGGAATTCAATAATTGCGTTTTGAGCATCGTTAAAGTCTTGTTCAGTGGCAATGACAAATTTCAAATATGCTGTGCCCACTTCTTCGTATTCACAAACTACTTCTGGAAGGATTGCTTCTTCCCACTTTTCTCCACTACATGGCAGTTTAGCACTTACACTAAATGTAAGTTCTCTGCCTACTACACTATTCCACTTTTTTAGGAATCCTTTAAACTCTGGAGTAAGTTTTTGAGTACCATTTGTTTCAAAAGTAATTTCTTTCAAATCACGCATCTTAGTATTGCTAATCAAGTCCGGATACGCACGTTGCCAACCTAGCAACGGTTCGCCACCTGTAATAACAAGATGTTCATATTCCCAATGATCCTGCGGAAGAATTTCCATAATACGATCGACAATAGCTTCGCTTGTAAGCATAGGCGATAAATCTTTAAAGTCTGGATGCCAACTGGCATAACTGTCACAGCCTGTACTGACTAACGGCAAGTCTTCATATTTTGTAAAAGGTGTAATCATAGTATGGGTTGCCGCAATATCAATTGCTTCGTGGCTCATTTCACCGCGAGGCATACCAAAGCCACTACATTTAAAGTTACAGCCAAATGTGCGTAGAAATACAGACGGTACACCCATGTAGCGTCCTTCACCTTGGATGCTGTAAAACAGTTCCGCAATTTTAATTTTTGACATGTTCTTTCCTAAATTCTTCTACATCACTAATTGCTAATTTTAATGTTTCTGCGTAGTTAAACGCACCTTGTTTTTTTAAACAAACAGTTGACTCTGTATCAATGTAGCCTTTAGCTAGTAAAGTCCATATATGATACCAACGTGTTTTAGACCAAAAGTTAGTCTTAGTTGTAGTATAGATGGTAACTGAAATGTCGTGGTCATCAGCTTCTACCCATACGTTGTGTTCGTGACCACTATCTCCACACTCGCATGTAACACGATATACTTTTGAGTCGCCCCAATCGTTATGTTTTAAGATACCCTCGGCCGGTAGTTGATAATTCATTCTACGTCCTCTCCAAACCATTCATCAACCATTTGTTCTGCTTCGGCTTGTGTAAGTGCCGGCACAAAAATTCTAGCATTTTGCCCAACAGTATGTTGAATATTAAATTTTACAACTCCTGCCGGAATACCGTTAAATTCACGTTCTACAATAAATTCTTGTAAATTCTTTGCTCTATGAATTAGTTGAGCAGTTAAATCTTTTGCAGTTGTCATCTTGAATACTCCTGTTGTAGTTTAATATTATCAAAGAATTCTTTCTTTGTGCCCTGGTCGGTATTAAAGGAACCACGAAGAACTGTAGTTTGTGTTAAACTACTATGCGCCATAATACCTCTATTCTCACAACATCCGTGAGTTGCTTGTATATAGACAGCTACATTATCACTATCAGTTGCTTTTTGAATTTCTCTAGCAATATCGTTACACAGTTCTTCTTGTAAAGTACCACGACGAGCGCACCACTGTGCTATTCGAGTGTATTTGCTTAATCCAATTAATTTATTAGCGGCAATGATTCCGATATAAGCAACGCCAGACACAGGCTGGTGATGATGACTACACATACTACGAAGCTCACTTCTAACCACAAGCATACCTTCATAGCGGTCCGATGAATCATTTGGAAAAGCTGTTGCGTCTGGTGGTGTTTCATATCTACCTGCCATTATTTCGTTAAAATACATTTTAGCAAGCCTGCGGGCTGTACCTTTACTGTTTGGATCGTTTTCTCGATCAATAAGCAACGTATCTAGCACATGTTCAAATGCTTCGGTTGCTTCATTAATAAGTTGTTCTTTGTATTCATCGCGAATGTATTCGCTAATGTTATCACCGGCCCAAAATCGTTTGTTATCAGACTTCATGGTCTGGCGAAGGGCTTGTGCTAAATTTTTACTTGTGTCTGACATTTAATCTCCGATGTTAAGGCAGTGGATTGCCATATGTGTATTATACAATCTTATTTAGGTTGTTGTATATCTTTTTGAATACTTTGTATTCTAGCTTGCCTACACGCTTCTCGCATTTCTGTAGTAAAGTCTGGACTTATTTCCGAAATACTACAATTGATCCAAACTCCGTCGGATTTTTTTGGTAGTGTTAAAAACATTATTGGTATAACTATTAAAAACACAATAATACCTACTGCTATTTTTATATTTTCTCGCTTAGTAATATTTGACATAAATCAGCATCTCTCTTTGATTTGAAATAAAATTCTAGTTTTTCGTCACTTGGGTGACTAGTAAATTTGCCGCCGGGTAATCCAAATACTTCTAACACATCTATACATGCTTCATTCCACCAATAGTTGGCTTGTCCTTTCCAAGGAATTGCCACAACATATTGATATCCTTCGTCACGGGCCGGAATTCGGCTGTCCCAGTTAGCATGTTTCTTACTTCCTCGCATAATTGCCTTTTTCTGGAATAACATGCCGAACGCCGCCACGGGGATCTTCCATATCTCCCTTGCGTCGAGGAATCATATGTACATGTGGATACATTACTGTTTGGCCAGCCGCTTCTCCAACGTTTTGTCCAACGTTAAATGCGTCCCATCGGTTTGATTCAATGCCGTCGAACCCAAATTTGTAAGCGGCCTTATAACATTCCCAAAGGTTAGGCCCGCTAGTACTAGTAGGTACAAATAACAAATGACCGGCAGTCACTGGGTACGCATCTTTAAATACCCAAAAGTCTTTTGCTCGGTATTCTATTTCAGTCCACGGTGCCCGACGTTCGTCAAGGGCTTGTTCTAGATCTGTTCTCATCTTCTAAAAATTTAATTTCGTCTTTAATATAATCACGATATTCTGTAAGTACTCCTAATTTCCTGCCAGAGTCGCCCATTGATCTAAGAGTTTCTAAATCTTGATCTATAATTTTTAGTTTTTCTTTAAGATTTTCTATGGTCAAGTCGCTCATTTGCTAGTTCCAAATCGTAAGCCGCTAGCACTACCTAGCAGAATTGCAAATGCCGCCCAAGTTTCCCAGGTGTATGGAATGTGTAGTATAGGAAATAGTGTGTTTAAACTCCATATACCTAACAGCGGTCCGATAGCAATAGCAAATACTATTAGAATAATACCTAAAATTAATTTAATTAATGCTGAGGTCATAACCAAAAATCCTCCCAAGGATAAACTAACCAACAATCTTCTTCTGCTTTGTTAACTTCCCATACTGTATAGTCAACTTCTTCATTACTGGCCGTATTGGTTGTAAGCGTGGCAAATTTAACATTATAACCCCATACAAAGTTCCAACGTTCATCATTTGGTAAACACACTGACTGCCAGTCTTGTTTGATCCAAGCAATAGTAGAACCTTGATCGTTAATATCGTCAACAATTAAAATATTTTTACACAAGGGATCGCCGACATTTGCGGCATTATAACCAAATGCGTCTTCAGCCATTCCACAATTAGTAACAGTATCACCGCCATCTCGTAGACTTACATCTAATGACTTCATTGGCACATCTAAATATTGACTAAGCAATACGGCAGGAACTAG